ACAAAATTTATGGCTGCGATGAGTGCAAATTTTGGTGCGACGCGGAAAACATAGAAAATGGCGAATATTAAATAATTTGATTTTTTAGAGAAGCTTGACAATTTATTACATTGTTGAGCTTTTTTAAATTATGGTGTATGATTGACTTATCCACAAGTGATTGGCCGTTTAGTCCATGATAGATAACAACGTCTATCGCCAATCATAGCTGGATATTTTCAATCCCTTGCTTTAAATTAGTGGCATAGTTTAAACGCAACCCTTTGATCACCCCTCGCTTTACGGCAGGGGATTGAATATTTAATTTAATTATTAAAAACAAAATTATGCCAAACGAGATCAAACTCGACGAACTGTTTTTTGCAGTTTGCCAGACTGCAATTAAAAATTGCTCTTGGAAGTATGCCGACTTTGAAAAGGTGCGCGCCGTTGAAGGTCAACTCGCTGCCTTGAAAGCCGCTGTATTCGTTTCTAAGCCAGCCGAAGCCACCGAGCCGGCAACTATTCCAGCTCCGGCCGCTATCGAGCAGCCAGCGCCAGTCAAAGAGGCTCCAGCGCCAACTAAGGCCGAAGTCTTGAACGACTCTGCCTTCAAGCCAGCGGAAAAAGTTTTAACACCGGAAGAAGCGAAGGAAGCTCCGGTTAGAAAAATGCCCGATGAAATTTTGAGTCAAGTCGCAGACGGCATTGAGATTGCTAAAAATCCGCCTAAAGTCCGTGATGTTAAAGTCGAGGATTTACCTTCTGATCCGGACGAAGCAAGAGCAGCCTTTAATAAACCCATGTAAATTTTATGAAATGGCAAAAACAAGTTAATTTCTTTTTGATTGCCACCTTCATTTTGCAAGTTGTTGCACTAATTTTAATAGCAGTATGCAAATAAATCACTATAAACTCGTTCTCCCATACGCTCCGGACTCGATAAACAAAGTCATGACTTATGGGAAAAAAGAAGGGGATATAGTCGTTTTAAAGCATAAATGGCAGAAATTAGCTCACACTTATATCGAACAAGCAATAGCAAACGGCGATCTACCCACTCGTTTTAAAGGGCGGATTGCCGTTTTCTTTAAGCTTTATTTTGCTACTCACCGCGGAAGGGACGGCGATAATTACTCGGCGATGTGCAAAGGAGTTATTGACGCGCTCGTCCAAAAGAATTTAATCCCGGACGACAATTCGAAATACGTTGATGATGACGGCCGCAGATTACGCGTTGACTCTGAACGTCCGCGTGCTGAAGTATTTATCAAAGAGATGATCAAAGACGATAGTTTAGTTTCAATCGAACCTTATGCTTGAAAAACCACCAAGAACAATACGAACCGTTGAAACGCTCAAGGCTAAGCTGGCCAAGCGTTATGATTTAAGCGAGAAGCATATCGAGCTTTTGCATTATGTCATGCTACCTAAAGCTTTGCGGCCTAAGCGCAATTTTATAATGGCCAAGATTGGGATAAGCCAAGATCAATACTATGTTTGGCTTCGTGATGAGAAGTTTAATTTTGCCCGGCGTGATTTCTTGCGCGAGTATTTCAAGGACGATATTCCCGATGTTTTAATGGCGATGAAGGACGAAGCTCTTGCTGGCAATGAACGCGCGGCGAGATTATTCCTCGAATACGTTGACGATTTTAATAAGACAGCTAAGCCCGATGATCCGAATTACGTTCCGGTTATGCCAAAGGCCGAGATAAAGATTTTAATAAATACACTTCAACAAAAATTTTATGGTAAAGATTTCAAAGAGATTGAACAATCAGAGCCGATCGAAGTTGAAGTTGAACAAAACGAAGCGTAGTTTTTGCTGCGCTTTTTTGATATAGTATGGTTAGCATGTTTAAAACTCCGGGCATTGAGGAAAAATTGTTTGCGATTATCCGCGCCGAACGCTTTGATCTTTTACAGGGTTTTTTTTCATACTGGGATAACATGGACGAGCTGGTCGATAAGGTTTTGCTTTACGGCCATTATTTTTTAGGCCATTACTTCCGCGACACCTCGCCGACTTTTCATCGAGAGTTAATTTGGCGCTTCTTTTCCGGTCGCAACGAATATACTGCTGCGCCTCGTGGATTTTCCAAGACAACCGTGCTTCAGACTTGCTGCTCTTTTGCAATCGTCAATCGCATGGATAAATTTATCGTTATCGTTGAAAAGACTTTCACGGAAGCGTCCGAAGTTATCAAGGGTATTACTGACGAATTTATCGATAATGAAAAGATAATCCAGGTTTATGGCCACCTGCTAAACAAAGGCAATACGCCGGCAATTTACGAGAGCAAATATCGCGCTCAAGCTAAGAACTCGGAAGCAAAAGGTGATGTGTTTATCAATGGCGTTCGTTTACGCGGCAAAGGATTTAATTCTTCCGTTCGTGGTTTAAAGACTCGCGCCTGGCGTCCGACTCGCATTGTTTTAGATGACATTGAGGAAGATGAGCATATCAACAATCCGGAGCAGCGCCATAAATACGAAAATAATTACAACAAAGGTATTCAACCAGCTGTCGACGTGGACGGAACGATCAAGATGTATGGCACTATTTTGCACCAGGACAGCTTATTAAATAATAATATTCACAATCACAACGGAAGAATATTTCGGGCGCATGCTGGCTCTGATCCGGAGAGCGCACCGATTGAAAGTTTTTTATGGCCGGAGCGCTGGAGTCGCGAACGGCTAATAGCTAAACGAAACGATATGATGTCAAGCGGCCAATCATCGAGCGCATACGCTCAAGAATATCTAAACGATCCAATCTCCGACGACGAGAGAACCTTTAAATTTCCGTGGTTATGGGAAATGATACCGAAGCCAAGCAATCCGGAAGAAACTTATCGCGTGCCGGCTCAAAGAATTACAATGGAAGAATTTGAGAAGATCCGCCGCAAGATTACGCTTAACGTTTATGCGATGATCGATTGTGCAGACGCCACCACCGCCAATGCTGACTGGACTGGCGCTATCGTTGTTGCTGTCGCTCCAAACGGTGCCAGGTTTAGAGTTGATGTGCGCCGGGAAAAAAGAAATGTTAATGCCGTGATTGCTTTGATATTTGAAATTTGGGAGAAGTGGCAGCGTTATGGCTTGATTAAAATCGGCATTGAAAAGAAAGCGTTTGCTGATCAGATATTGCCTTTGTTTGAAATGGAAAAAGCGCGCCGCGGTGTTTATCCGGTCGTTGAAGAACTCAAGCCAATGGGACGCAATAAACAAAATCGCATTAAAGGTGCGTTGCAAGGTCTTTACGAAAGCGGTAAAATGATTTCAGTAGGAACAATTCGTGCGGACGGCATATTTATTCCGGTTGGAAATGTTGATGAGTTTGGAACTACGGCCACCGATAATCTGCTCGAAGAACTTTATGATCACCCTTCAGCCAAGCACGATGATTTATCAGACGCCGAAGCTTACGAGGCTGACATAGTTGTTTTGCCGCTCCAGGACGAAGAACGATCAAGCTTTAGGCATACGCCTCAAGATGATCCATTTAAAGAAGATAGAGTCGAGAGGGGTTATCCTCAAGACAATTTTAATAACAATCCGGTCGGCGCCTTTGATGACGCAGATCCGTATTAAACAAATCTATGAGTATTTTAGACAACGCCTTAGAAGGCAAAAAAGAGGACGAAGCCAATAATGAAATTGGTGCCGTCAATTTAAACAAGCCGGACGTGCTTGATCAGATTTTAAAAGAGGTTACTATCTCGCGCAATTATATCAAAGACAAACGCGTTGAGTGGCGCTCTCGTTTTAAGCTCTATAACAATCAACGCAAGCAAAAAGATAAAGTCGGCGACACTTCAATTTTTAATGTGATGTCGACAATGCTTGCTATTTATTACTCGGACGAAATGCAGGTTAGCTTTCAAGGCCGAGAAGTTGGCGATACCTCTTTCGCTGCGAACATTGAGAACACAGCCAAATTCGATTACGACGAAATGGAAATGGAAATTATTAACTACTCGACGCAATGGGATAGATTATTTTTCGGTGTTGGTATTCGCCAATGCTCCGAGTGGGATAATCAAAGCAAGACTCCAGTCGCTCGATCACTATCGACTTTAACCTGGCTCCCGGATCCTAAAGGCGGCATTGATGTAAAATCATATCGTTGGCACGGCTTCGAAGTTGAATATACCAAAGACGAAATGACCGAAGAAGCAGGCTTCTTTAATCTTGACCGCTTACCAAAAACTAAAGGACAAACCGGAAGCGAAAAGGATCTCGATGTTGCCGCTTACAAAGAAGCTCAAGGCTTATCTGTAACCGAATATCAGAAGATTGGCCGCGGAAATGACGCCTATAACATGATTGATTTCTTGACGATGTTAAAAGGTCATGACGGAATTATCAGAAAATATTTAGTTACTGTCGATGAAAACGTCAAAGAAATTTATCGCCTTGAAGAAATTGAGCCGGTTACTCCAAAAGAAAAAGAAAATCCTTCGATTGTGCCGTGGCCAATTACTTTGAACCATTACATGCCACAGCGTGAAGATCCTTGCGGAACTTCTATCCCGGATTTAATCGAGGACAAACAACGCGCTAAATCAATCTTTAAAAATTTAAGAATAGCGGCCGAAAAAGCAAATCTTTATCCGATGTATATGTATAATCGCGATAAGATTTTAAATCGTCGTGATTTAGATTTTGCTTTCAATAAATTTATTGCCGTCCGCGGAGAAGTTGGCACAAATACTATTTCGCCAATCAATAAAGCTCCTTCTCGTTTGGCTGAAAGTTTAAATAGTGAAGCTGCTTTTGACGCTGATATTGAAATTTCAACCGGTGCTTCAAAGAACGGTCAAGGCGTGATGAGCGAGCAATCCAGGACTCTTGGTGAACAAGAAATCGTCCAGGCTAATGCTAATTTACGCTATGCTCTTGGCTCTAAGATTAACGCTTGGGGTGAACGTCGCTTTTGGAGATTGTGGTATAGACTTTATCAGCAAAACTTTAGCGGCACCGATAAGAAAATTATTCGTATTCAGTCGGCGCTTGGCTCTCAATTCTCAACCATTACTCGAAAGACTTTCATAACGAACCAGGATCCGGATATTCGCATTTCATCTAAGCTTGAAACCGAACAACAACGCATGAAGGATAGAGTTGCCTTCGCCGCTATCGCTCCGTTATTTATTTCTGATCCGACTTTACCGGCTTCCTCTCGCAATTATTCTCGTCGTCATTTACTTCGCTTAGAAGGTATGTCGCAAGAGCAGATTATGATTATGGTGCCGGAAACTCCGGACGAAATGCGCGCTAAGATTGAGAACGAATTGCTAAGCCGCAATAATAACGAGCCGGAAATTAAAATGGAGGAAGATCACTTATCGCATATTGTTATCCATAGCCAAGCCGAAAAGACAGAGGCAACAATGGCGCATATTAACGCTCACACGATTGCTTATTACGAGAGCCAGCAGTATGAAACTGACAAGGCTACGCAGCAACAATTCTTGATGAACGGCGGCAATAAGGCTTCCAATGCAATGGCCGGAGCGAACGCAAATGCAAATGCTAATTTAGTTAATAATCAGCCTGTCGGTATTCAGCCGGCAGCTAAATAATTTAAACTATATGCTTAAAGAAGCAACTTTTGAGGAGAAGATTGAGGGTTTAAAAAGCACAATAAATTGTGCGCAATATCACTCGGCAATCGTAACTGCGGAAAGTCTTGATCAGTTGATTAAGGCTCACGAGTTAAAGTATATCGAAAAGGTTTTAGAGGTTGAGGAAGAACTTAAACTCGTCAATGAAAACATGGACGACTTCCTTGCCTATGATGAGGCAATTCAGAAGCAAGCCGTTGAGGCTTATCCGGAAACACAGCGCGATCCGGAATACTTCGAACGTCCTAACGCTAACAAGGATTTGAGAAAGCCTTGTATGATCCTGGCTAATATCGACGCCAAAAAGAACGAGGCCAAGATTAAAAATTGGCAGGTTGAATATCACGCTCGATTGATCGAACGCCTAACTAATTTTAGGAAGCATAAGCCGGCTGTAAAAATGGGCTTCTTCGAAAAATTAGTTACCTTATTCTCAAAATAATTATGAAAAAATTAGCATTTACGATCGGAGATTTTGATTGCATAAATCAAGATCATCTCCACCTAATCAAAGAGATGAGGAAGGTTGTAATGCCCGACAATGAGGTCGTAGTCGTTCTTATGGACGACTACACCTCTTTTGTTATGACGAAGAAATTTCCTATCCAGGACTTTGAACGCCGGGCAAATAATCTCCACTTTTTTATTAAAGATGTCCGGGGTTGCTATTGTGAAAATCCGGAAGCAACTTTTGCCGCAGTATTGAACCATGCCAAACAGGTTGGCGCTCGTCCGATATTTGTTGCTTATGATGATAATAAAGAATTTAAAGGGCGCGATGTTTTAAAAAAATATAACGTTCCAATACGTTTTATAAAACGACCAAACTATGCAAAATAAACCAAAAATAATTAGAGGAATTTGTGAGTTTTGCGGCGTGCCTGCCAAAGAGTGCATGCATTACAAGGAAACTGTCGATAATGAAGGCATTTTATTGCCTAACTCACCGGATTTTAAAGAGAATAGTGAGCATTTTAATCGTGTTACGCCTTATAATTGCCGCAAAAACTCTAAGAAAATACTGATCGGCTGCGTTGATTTTTCAAATTTAACCGGTATGCCGATGTATTTATATAATCTCGGCAAGGAAATGATTAAACGTGGCTATGAAATAAGCCTTGTTTCGACTATCGGCGGCGATATTGCGAGATTGGCACGAGAAGCCGGCTTCAAGCTCTTTGATTGGGAAGCTGACTACAAAGACGACTATATGGCTATGCTCTTAAATGAGCCTATTTCTGCGCGTCTAATGGCACAATTTCCCGACGTTCCGGCTTACAACATTATCCACTCGGCCAGGCCAGCTGATGAACCTATTGCTGACTGTCCGCAGATCCGCAAATATTTTTATTCAAAGGACAGCGATTTAGAATACATGAAAGGCAAGGTGCCAGTTGAAAAGATTGAAAGCCTGCCTATTCCGATCGACTTCGAACGCTTTAATCCTGCAAAGAAACGAGAGCATGAGCGCTATACTATCCTTGCTCCCTGCACCTTTGATGATTTACGTCGTCCAATGCTTTTAAATCTTGTGCAACGTGCGATTGATAACCCGGAGATATTGGTTATTTTAAAAGGCAAGAATTATGGTGTAATAAATAATCCGGACGCTTTGCCGGCAAACGTTAAGATCCTGGATCCTTCTGATAACGTCGAGGATTTTATGGCTGAAGCTGATGAGGTTGCCGGCATATTGCTTGGAACCGTTACGCTTGAGGCTTGGGCTATGGGACTTAAAACTTCCGTCTATGATCTTGAAGGAAACTTTGAAATGGTCGAGGCTCCGATAGCTTTTGAGGCCATGCATAAATCTTCTTCAGTTGCTTATCGACTTGATACTATTTTAAATGAAAAATGGGCTGATATAATTATCCCTCACCACGATCAACCGGACTTATTGGCACAGACTTTAAAAACTATTCCGATCAGAAATTACAATGTCATTATCGTCCGCGGCAGTTACTTCTCTAAGTCGTGTAATAAGGGCGCCAGGCTTGCTGAAACTAACAAACTTATTTTTGCCAATGATGATATGGCAATCGGCGCTAAGGCTCTTTGGGAAATGATTGATAACCCGGCCGATGTCGTCGGCGTTCGTCAAGTTTATCCGGACGGAACCGATTTAGGGATTGGTATTTTTATCAATGAATTTGGAAATTATGAGCTTACAGCTCGAACCGATAAGGCTCGTTATCCTTCCGGCGCTCTGTTTAGAATAAAGCGTAATTGCTGGGAAGATGTCGGCGGACTCAATGAGGAATTTTTTAACGGCGGCGAAGATCAAGATTTATTCTTGCGCTGCTTAGAAGCTAAACAATCAGTCGGCTTCGTTGAAACTCCGGTGATCCATTATTGCTCTCAATCAACTGGCCGCTTTGATTATATCGAACATAACGACAATCTTCTTTTTGGCTTATGGCCGGACGAAAGATTACAAAAAGTTTTAGGAAACGATTATCGCCAAGAAAGCGATGTAGCTAAAAAAGTATGAGGAATATAATTTATATCACCGGAATAACGGCGTCCGGAAAAACAACCCTGGCGCAAAAATTAGCTGATCATCTTGGCTTGCCTTTTGTTAAAGCTGATGATGTTTATTCAATGATCGGCCGCGAGCTGCATTACGACAAACCGGAGAAGCTTGTTATGCCGGAAGCCTGGGATAAATTTCCTAAGTTTGGATTACTGAAGCTTAAATATTACAAGGAGCTTATCAAAGATATTAGCGGCGATTTTATTATCGAGGGTTTTCCTCTTTTCTTCGAGCAAGACAGGCAGCTTTTAACTCAAGCGGCCGGAGAACATACAGCGACTATCTTCAGACTTAATTTGCCGTTTGATGTTTGGCAGAATTACGCCGGGATAAAATTCGGCGGCTCCCATATCAAGCGCGACTTCGATCACTTAAACAGCTTCTTTGAGGAACCGGCCGCTTTTTATACAATTAGCAATCCCGATATTTTATTTACTCACTACGAGAAATATCAAAGGGACGGATTTACTGATAAGAAATGGGACTTGCTGAAGCTTGGCGAAGTTGACTTACTTAATCGCTCGGTTATCGACTTAGGCTGCAATGAGGGCTGGATAGGCCGTAATTGCCTTAATTTAATGGCTGACAATGTTACCGGTGTTGATTATAACTGGCGCTATTTAGAAATTGCCAGGAGCCAGGGACTTCATACCGAGCTTGCGGATCTCGATGATTACGAATTTAAGAAGGCCTATGATGTAGTTATCTTTTTGGCCGCGTTTCATTACGTCCGCGATAAAGAATTATTGCTTGAAAAGATTGCTAAAAATACTAAGGAGATGTTTATCCTGGAGATCCCGGTTGCTGAAGATGAACGTCCAATCTTATTGCTGCATGATACCGGGAAATGCAAATATTTTATTCCGTCATTACCGCTTATTTTATTTTGGCTTAACAAATATTTTGCGCGTGTTGATTATTGGCCGAGCGTTGCTCCCGATAATTCCAAACGCTTAATTTTTAAATGTTATAAATAACCCTATGAACTACAAGCGGAGAAAAAAGTTAGAGCATAAATTAAAAGTTAAACAAAAGAAGTATGAACAATCCAAAAATATTGGTGGCGATACCTTATCACCCGGTCAAGAATTATTGCCTGGGGATAACCTTCGAGGCCGCAAACAAACTAACGTATTCGAACAAGGAGATTATCTTGAGATTTGATCCTTCAGAATACGGCAGCGAAAATGCAGTCAAGAAGCAGCGTGAATTTTTCCGCCGCTTAGTGCTGGATAAGGATTTCGATTATCTTTATTTTATGGGTTGCGACACAATACCCCCGGAGGGTGTGCTTGAAGCATTGCTCGCTCACGAAAAAGATATTGTCGGCGGCGTTTATTGGGGACGGCACAATGCGACTAATGGAAATTGCGATAGCGCTGTTGCCTGGATCCACGAATTAAGCCAGGAAGCTCAATCAAGAGTATTCAAAACTCCGGATCAGCTTCTATCAATCGACGGTATGGGTATGGATTGCGTTTTAATTAGCCGCAAAGTTTTGGAAAAAATATCGTGGCTCGATTGGGAGCAGAACGATGACGATTATCCGTTTTATGACAAAGCCAAAGAGCTTGGATTTAAAACTTTTATCGATACTAATATCCAATGCAAGCATTATTTTACAAAAGACGGCTATTCTTTCCGCGGAGCTATTGTCGGAAATTAGCTAATGTTGTATAATCAAAATATATGGCAGAATTAAAAATATCAGAAGCCAACAAGGACGATATTGCAGTATGGAAAAACCTGCAACGTTATCCTGCCTGGAAGCGATTGTGTCGAGAAAAACAAAGAGATATTGAGGACGCCGATAAGATCATAAATACTATTGGCTTCGATCGAGAGAAAATGTTTTCCGAGCGCGATGTCGCTATTATTAAAAAGCAAGCAATTAAAGATTTGATAGAATATCCGGAAACGATGATCAGTATGCTCATCGGAACCGGCACCGAACGGACAGAGGAACTCGATCCTTACGAGGACGATGATTTAAACGATGATGATTTATAAAAATTAAATACGCTGTGAAGCAGCATATAACTTCTAATCATATGGCAGACGAAATTAAGGTTGACGACGTTGTGAACGAATTGTCTAAGCCGGAAAATAAAGCCGAGCTTGAACAAACTCTAAGTAACGCCTTCAACGAAGGAACTCAAACAGCAGACGCCAAGACTGCTGAAGCCAAACCGGCCGAAAAAACTGGCACCGAAGAACCTGCTAACGCAGATGATCCTTCAAAAAAAGCTGGTGAGGTTAATGAGAAAAAATCTCGCGTTGAATTACTACTTGAAGATCGCAATGTCGCTGAAGCTACTGCTGCCAATGCGCAGACAGAAGTCCAAACGCTTACGAAGCAAGTTGAAAATTTAACGAAGGTAATTGAAACATTAACCGGAAAAGACGGTGCAGGCGCGCAGCCGGGTAATACCGACGACGCGGCGGACGATAAGCCAATGACTAAAAAAGAAGCTAAAGAGTATGTCGAAAACTTACTCAAGGAGAAATCCGAAGCTTCCACTAAATCAGAGGCCGCCGATAAATCCATAACCGATCAGATCCAAGCACTTGAAACAAACAAGGAAACTCCGCACGCGAAAGACTTTACTGCGGAAATTAAATCAGCAATGGTTAAATTTCCAGGTATGAAGGCTTATGCAGCATATTGTATGCTCGTAGGCGCAAATGTTATTCCGGGCGTTGGAGCCTCTGCTTCAAATGCTAACCGAACAGGCACCGGCAATCGATCTAAAACGAACTTATTGGATAATACGAAGCCGGGAGATATGTCGCAAGCGGAAGCGTTTGCCTTCTTAAAAGGAGCCGAGAAATCGGGTGATCTCGAAGGGCTGATTTAAAATATTACTCCAAGCAAGTTTAATTTAGATTATTAGTTTTAATAATTTTTATTAGCTTGCTTTTTTGTTATAGAAAAGGCAAGAAGCTTAAACATATGAGCGACTACACAACCGCTTTAACACGTTCCGAGCTTAGCGCCGGCGTGTTACAGACTTGGCTTAAACGCGAAGTCTTAGAAAATTTCGAACCAAACCTTTATTTCTATAAGGGTGGTGAACAGCCAACCGTCGAAGCTGGCTATAATACCTTAGGTTGGGCTAAATTCTCGCAAGTCGATGAAGATAGCGTAACCGAAGGATCCGACACAACTGACGGTGTAACCCCTGCTTCGATTGACTTCGACGCAACTGTGATCACCGTTACTCCTAAGCAATATCGCGTAGTTATCAGTTTATCTGATATGTTAATCGGCTTAAACGTCATTAACTTCCTATCCGGTGCTGCTCGTGAAGTCGGCGCAGCTATGGCTCGTCGTATTGATAAAGAAGTGCAAACTGTTATCATGGCCGGAACTAACGTAATTTACGCTGGCGGTCAATCTGCAAGATCCACCCTTGCTGCAACTCACGTCTTAACAGCAGCTCTTTTGAACCGTGCTAACGCATTGCTTGAAAGTCGCTATGCTCCTAAGGTTGACGGTTACTACATGGGCTATGCTCACCCTTTCCAAATCTATGATTTGAGAACTGAAAGCGGATCCGGTAACTGGTTAGAAGTTAATAAATACGCCACTCCGGATAAAATCTTCAAAGGTGAAATCGGTATGCTATCCAATATTCGTATTGTCATGGCTCCATTTATTCAGAAGTTTAGCTCCACGGTTGACGTATATCCTTGTTTAGTTTTAGGTAAAGGCGCCTATGGTGTTGGAACCTTCCAAACTTTACAGACTTACTTAACTCCAGCCGTTGCTTCTGACTCCGATCCTTTGGCACAAAGACGTAAAGTCGGTGCTAAAGTCGCTTTCGGCACAAAGATTTTGCAGCAAAATGCAATGCTTCGTATCGAAACTGGTGTAACAGCTATATAGTCTTTGAGGCCGGGAACGTAAAGGCTCCCGGCCTTTATAGAACATAAAGCTAATTTCAATCATATGACATACGACGCTATCATTTCTTTAGCTCTCGCAGACAGCCATACTAAGGCCGGTCAAATCAGCGCAGGCAATTTAAAGGCTTACTTTAATATTGCTCGCAAAGAACTTGGCAACGCCATTATTAAGGACGTTGACGAGAACTATTTTTTTAACATCTGGAAGCGCGACGCCATTGCTGATCAAGAGAACGGCGAATATCCTTATCCGGAAGCTGACTCTGATAGCGCCGGTATGCAAAAGTGCTTAGGCGTTTTAATTAAGGGATTGTCGACTGATATTGACTATACAAAGGCTCGTGAGGTCGATATTAAGGCTCTACCGCGTGATTGGAGCTGGTATTTAACCAATCAGCCTAAATCAGATCCAATCTACTTTATAGCGGACGAGAGCATTTTCATCGCTCCTCAATTCGAAGCCGCTGATCTTCCAGCTACTCCTTCCGGCAACGCTCAAATAAAGCTTAACGGAACTTATAAATTTACTGATCTCGAAACCGGAGCGACTGCTGCGGCTATTTTGATACCCGATGACAGCCACCACCGCATTGCAATCGGTATGAAGCAATGGATATTCCGCGCTCGTGGTAAAGAAAAGGAAGCTATTTCTGCCAAGCAAGAGTTTGAAATAGAGAAGGGAACGATGATTGACGAATTAACAAACCGCGATAATTCCGGTATGACGGCTCGTATGCCCTCCGATTTCAATTTAGGTTACGGAGAAGGCGCAAGCTCATCTTCCGGCCAAATATATGGCTAAATATGGATCTTTTAAATACGGAGGCGGTGAAGCTGGAGCAGCTTACGGAATACGCAGTCGTATTTCTAAATCCCTAACTTTGCTCTATAAATTATCGGCCGTCGTAATAAAAAGTTTAACAATAAAATATAACCTTTTCTCCTGGCTTGTTAAGCCGCTGACTCTAAAATGGAATAACTTTGCTCAAGCGCTCAAGAATTTAACCGTTAAATATCAGCTGCTTAAAACAATCGTCAAGACAAAAACTCTGAAATGGAATATCTATAACAAGGTTGAAAAATCATTAACTATAATTTGGACGCTTTGGAAACAGGTATTAAGATCGCTCACTATCAGTTACGGATTAAGAGTAATCTTAATGAAGCCGCTGACTATTATTTATCATTTATTTAATCACTTAGGCCTTTGGAACGTGCGCACGCCTCAATCATCTGCCGGTTGGTCGGCGAGGACAAAGCCTGTCGATAATAACGACTGGACGCCACGAACCAAGACAAAATAATCATATGAGTATTATTGCTTCTGACATCAAATGCCTTCTTTCCGGAGGCGCTGGAAATACCAATCCTAATTTAGCTTTAGGCGGTATTATTTCGGCAACGGAGATCGTCGATGACACTTTAAATAACTTATTCGACGACGTTACCGGCGCTGAACACGTTGTCGGTGATATAAATTATCGCTGCTTCTATGTTAAGAATAACAGCGCTGAAATTGCCTACAACGTGCGAATTTATATCGACTCCAATACTCCTGCCGCTGACGATGTTATCAATATTGGTTTAGATCTTGGAGGTTTAGACGCTACCGCTGACACAATCGCCGATGAGCATACCGCTCCGGATCCTGCTGTTACTTTTTCTTTAGCTGCCGGCTACGCCAATTCCTTAGCTATTGGAGATATTCCAGCTGGATCAACATATCCGATTTGGGTTAAGAGAATTGTTAGCGCCGGATCTACTGCGCAAACTAACGATAATGCTGTTTTGAAAATCAGCGTCGACACAATTTAGTAATTTTTTAGGCACCGCGCATTTTCCGCGGTGCTTGTAAAGACTATTAACTTTAAATTATATGGCTTTCCCTATATCTTTAGATAATTTTACTCCAAGAACAGACGGCGACGATGATGTCATGGCCGTTGATGTTAATGAGCTTCAGACGGCCATAGAAGCCCTGGAAACTAAAATCGGCATTACTAATTCGCTTGATACCGACTCGCTCGATTATAAAATTAGAAACATGACGCTTGATTTATTGACTGATGTCGTTATCGATACTCCGGTCGTTGATCAAGTGCTTAGATATAATGGTGTTGCCTGGGTTAATGGCAATGAAGTTACTGTTAATGGCGGATCCGGTGTTGATTTCTTCTATGTCGATAGCGCCTCCGATATTGGCGGCTATAATATTTTATCTAAAGTCCCGGACGCTGGAGCTGAACAGGACGACTCGGCTGTCGTTAATAATAACAAAGTGCTGATTGAGTCATATATATCGCCTGCTGGCGGTCTTGGAGGCTCTCAAATAGACGCTGGTGTGTGGACGTTCGACGCTTGGGGATATGTTTCTTCAACCGTTGGCGTTTCTATCCTGGTCTTTGATGTTTATAAGCGGACTGCCGCCGGTGCCGAAACGTTATTATTTTCCTTAAATTCTTTAGAAATAAATTCTACTTCGATTATTGATATAAGCCCTAACCCTTCCGTGCAGCAAGCTTTTGCAATCAACGCGACTGACAGATTACTCGTTAAAGTTTCCGCGCAGACTGACGCCGTTACTGATAAGACAGTCCATTTTATCCACGGAGGAACTACTCACTACTCCCATTTCAATACGCCGCTTGTTGTCCGCCATAATGATTTATCCGGTTTGCAAGGTGGAACTTCCGGAGAATATTATCATATTACCGCTGCCGAGCTTACCGTTCTTCAAAATACCAGCGGAGAAAATACCGGCGATCAGACTTTAAATGATTTGCGTCCGGTTAAATCCGGCACCTTCGCTTCCGGATCAACGACTTATGTAAAAACTGACGCCGCTGTTACTTCAGCCAGCATTATTGATGTCTACGCGCAATCTGCACCTGTTGGCGCCTGGAGCGTTGAAAGCGCTGACGGAAGCTTTACTATCACCTCGACCGAAACGGAAACCGGAAACATTGATTTTAAATATTTTATAAACAACTAAACATATGGCAAAAGGCAAAACAAATTATCCAGGAGGCGGAGTAAATACTTCGGACGCAACCGCAGTCGCCGGAGATATTGTCGCGCCCGAAACTGCCTATATTGCTGACGGCTCTAAGGCCACCGGAACCATTACAGAGAAGGTCGGAAGCGCAACCGTGATAACTCCTTCAGCTATTGATCAAACTATTCCGGAAGGACGCTATGGAGGCGCTGCCGGCGACGGAAAAGTATTAGGCGACGCTGATTTAGTCGCAGCCAATATCAAAGACACCGTAAACATTTTCGGCGTCGTTGGAACCTATGATCACGAAGCGGCTAATCCTATCGCGGCCGGATCCGTTCTTTCCGGTAAAGTTGGGTTTGTAAATGGCGTTAAAGTTACCGGCACAATTTCTTCGAAAGGGACTCAAACATACACTCCAGGAACCAGCAATCAAACAATTTCAGCCGGTCAATATCTTTCCGGCGATCAAACTATATCCGGCGACGGAGATCTTGTCGCTGGAAATATAAAGCATGGTGTCGATATTTTTGGAGTTACTGGAACTTACGATACTGAAGCAAGCGCTCCAATCGCTGCGGCGACTGTCTTGACTGGTAAGGTTGGCTTCGTTAATGGAACAAAAATCACCGGGACGATGACTAATGTTGGAGCGCAATCTATTACTCCGACGGCTGCCGGTGTTGCAATTACTGCTGGCTATCATAACGGATCCGGAGCCACCGTTGCGGACGCTGATTTTGTGGCTGGTAACATTAAAAAGGACGTAGTAATTTGGGGAGTAACCGGAACAATGGAAGGAGCAGATTTATCTTCAGAGCTTTACGTTTCAGACGGAAGTGCAAAAATATACTATTATAAAGTTGGTAAAATATATATTTTCCATTGGTTTTTTATACCAAATACTTATAGATCTTTAAGATCAGAAGCAAATACTAAAGCAAGGATAGCTTCTCTTTTCGGAGTTACAGTTTCTTCCTGGTTAGAAGCGGCTGCTCAAGGAGCTTATTTAAGAGGACTTTATTATT